GTAGCGGGTCATGAGTCGTTTCGTTTGGTATGGGTCAATCCAACAGGAAACCCCCCACCGAATTCGGCAGGGGGCAGACGGTTTTTAGAATTGGATCGCTTCGAAGTGGGCAGCGGCATCAGCGATGTTCTCCTGCTCCACCTGATCGGTGATCGACTCCAGGATCTCCAGGAGTTCGGCACCGTTGGCGGCGCGGTTCAGCAGGGAGGCAGCAAGGTCAGCGGTCATTGGTTGAAATGGGGGATAGAGTGTGCTGGGAGTCTTTAAGGGCGCTCCCGCTCCCATTGTATCAGATCAGGGTGCCAGGTAGGCACTAGTGCCGCAGGAGAGATAGAAGGCGATCATCCTCTCTGCCTCCTGAAGCGTGGGGAACCACTGCTCACGCCAACCCCCACCATAGGGAGCGAAGTAACGGATACAGGTTCTCATGGGATCGGTTGCGGGTGAACTGGGAGAATTGTAGCAGGTCAGGCGGCGATCAGAACGTCGTCCTCCCAGCGGGCAAACTCCAGGATCTCATCATAGGCGGCATCGATGGCGCGGCAGGCATCTGCCTTCAGGATGGCGTTGCGGCACTGGGCAGCAATCTCATCAATGTTCAGAGCGCGGTCGGTGTCGGGGTTGTAGCGCATTGGGGGTTGGTTGCGTTTGCTTTGGTAGTGTAGAGCAGTTTAGGGTCGGTGCTCAGGACCCGTGTGCCAGTGCCTCAATCGGCATAGAGGGAGATAAAGTCGCTTACAAACTCCCGTGCCTCATCACCGCTCATGCGGGAGACCATCTCACGGGCAACGGTCTCCCAGGAGTAGAGGTCTGCCAGGTCGTAGATGTCGCTACGGGAGGCGGCGGCAGAATTGGCGGCGCGTTGCAGGTTGGCGTAGGACATGGATCGGGTTGCTTGGTTGCTTGTGAATTGTAGCACGGGGAAGGGGGTGGCGCCCCTCAGAACGCCACCAACTGGTCCAGATCCCACTGTGGCACATCCTGAGCGGTGCCGCCGCAGTTCTTCCGCAACCAGGCGTTAATGTGCTTGGTGGTGGTGGCGCTCCACTTGTAAGCGGTGCGGACCCATCCCTTCCCAGGCACCAGGGCAGCGACAGGGGTAGTGTAGGAGAACAGGATGCAGGTCCCGTCTGCCAGTTGCACCTCGGTTTGGTTGCTGCCGATCTGTTGAACGATCATGGGGTGTCCTTGTGAACTGAGTTAATTGTAGCAGGTCAGCGGCGGGCGGCGGCGAGCAGCAGGTCCAGTAGGGCAACTGCCACAACTGCTTTCCAGAATCCCAGAGCGGTGATTCCAAACCATCCCAGCACCAGCACCAGCAACCATGCTTTGAGGGCAACAACCCCAGCACAACCAACGACTAGGAGACCTGCTAACGCCACCAGCTGGGGGGTGCTAAGGTCATCGATCCAGGGGTAACGCTTGCTCATGGGTTGCTTGCGGTTGAGAGTATGGTAGGGGGTCAGGGGGGCATCGGCGCCCCCCAGTGGTCGGTTCAGTAACTGGTACGCTCTGCCTTGACGGACTGCAGGAGTTGCTTCACCTTGTCCTGTTGCAGTTTGATCACCACCTGGGAATTTTTGTTCGCTTTGCTGTTACCCAGGAAAGCGTTGATTCCGTTGTTGCTGGTGACGCGAATTCGCAGACCACAATCATACACATTCCCAGCAGCATCCACAAAGTAGATCATGCGGGAGGATTTGCCGTTGCCTTTGAGAACAATGCTGTAACCATTGGCGATGTAGTCGTGAGCAGGATGATCAGCGGCAGAGAACACATACAGTTCCGAAGTCTTGGTGTCGTTGATCACCACATCAAAACCGCAGTTAGCATCAATCAGACCACGCTTCAGGATCTCAACAACCTGTGCAGAGGTGAGACTATCCAACGCCAACTCACAGAGAGCATTGAAACCATCCCGAATCTTCAGGACAAACTCTTCATCGAAGCGCAACGATTCGGGCATCTGACGCAACTCCTTCATGTTAGAAAGAAAGTGGTCAAAATTATCACCCAGCACATCATTGTAGGCGCTGGTATTAAACCAATCGAACGAACCGTTGGTGATACCTTCCTTGCGTTTGATGCTGATCCGTTGATAACCAGCGACGGCATCTTCTTTCACTTTAGTGCCGCCACGCTTTTCCACTGGATGAGAGTAGATTTTCTTCTCATTCAGAATACGAACCGTGAGGTCTTCATTCTGCACACCACCATGGTGAACAGAACCGTCAGTCTTGAAACCCATTTTAGATACCGTGCTCGACACGGGGCGAAAGGTTGTTCAGGAGGTCGTCCCTCCTGATGAACACAGAATACCCTGAACCAGGGGGCAGGTCAAGGGGTTGTGTCCAGTTCAATCACTGGCACACCTGAAACCGACCGCTGTTGAAATTATGGTAGGAGAACGACTCACGATTGATGAGTTTGAACATACCAAACTCATTGGTGAGAACATAACCCTCAGCATCAATCCGCTCGGTGCCGATGTATGCTGCAGGACCATTGTTGCGGCAAAGGAACAAACAATCCTCCTTGATTGACTTCACCAACTTCCACAAACGGATCAGGTTGGAATCACAATCAAACGCATCATCCTCAACGTTACGTTGCTCACGAATGCAGGCGTTAAGTTGCTTTTTCAGTTCCGCCAGTTGCTTACCTTGAACGAACTCACAGGTGGTAGACATCTGACGGGCAAAGTTGCAGATCTCCTCAACATCAGCGAACGATTCTTGACCGTGAGCGATGTATGCTTCAGGTTTCACAATTTTGCAGTAGGGAGTATCCGTGATGATAAAGTTCATTGGATGAGCAACAGCATCACGCAGGTCATTCTCTGCAGTGTAGTAAGTGTGAGGAGCAACAATGATCTCCTGGGAAACTACCTCAGGAAACGCATACGTGATCGTATTCGGCGTGTACTCATCACTACCACCATACCCAATAAAATCACCTTGAACAATCCCATTGATGCGAGGAAGGTAATCAAAACAACGATGCAGAATAGTTGCAACATTGCCTTCATAGAGCGAGTCAATTTCCTCATGAGAATGAGCGATCTTGAGTTTAACTTTGTTGAAGACAGATTTGGTGCCCACGAAGAACTTATCGCAGGCAGGATCGATGCCCCACACAATAGCAGGAGCGCCGTCGATCTTGACGGACATAGATCCAGCAGTCACGAACCAATCCAGCACGGACAGGTCGCCGTTCAGGATGGTGTCTTCGGGGTGTTCCAGGTGGGTGTTTTTCATGCTCTTAAGATACCAGGGAATCAGGGGCATCGCAAGGGGGTGTGTGCCAGTTCCTCAGCTGGCACAGTGGTTTGCTATTTTCTCAGGGGAGATTTGTAATAGGAACGAAACACGCTCACCACGATAATGAGAGTGGAGATGACACCTACGAAACCCAGGTAGGTTACAGCATCACCAGTAAAGTTGAAAGAGGAAGGTGTCATTTGCGGTTACGATGGCGAAAGGATGCAGAAGGGTCGGGATCATAAAGACCCCCACCCATACGATCTTCGATGTAGAAAAGGGTGCCGAAGGTGGAGAGAATCACACCACCGATAATTGCTGTGATCATCAGAAGTCGTTGTTAGAGTTCAGGCAATCGTTCAAACTCATGTCATCAAACTGTTCATCAAACTCACGCATCTCTGGAAGATCGAAGATCTCACCAGGAGCATCTTGAATCTCAGACCAAAGTTCATCAAACATGAATAGTTCCTCCTTGAGAACGAATTAAGATTAGAACGAATTGGAATCCAGGTCAACCCCGAGTGGACAGTTCTCAGATCGTCACACAGGCACCACGGCGCACTTGAGTATAGTGAGAACGACCGTTAAAGTGATGCACACCGTAGTAATAACGACGAGCATTTGTCTCACTCAAATTAAAACGTTCAGCGATTTGGCGAAACGAATGAGACGGATAGATTTTCTTGTAAAGGTTAATCATCTCACACCAAAATGATGCCTCTTTAGTGAAACGAATGCTCTTTTCAGGGTGAACGTTAACGACTCGCATTTGAGGTGATTTGTTTCAACAAAGGAACAATAGAACGAAATGGGGGGCATCGCAACCCCCCTTGTGCCAGTTCTCAGAT